TGGGGTCAAAGGATTCATCCCCTACGAAGCCCCAGGTGTCCAATACGTGGTTACTAAGGTCTAATGTACCTGTAGCACCTTTAGCAGCAATAATGGCCTGTATACGGCCTCTCACAGCGTCCCTCTCCACTTCATCTAATTCTCTATCTAGCAACTTAAAGTGAGTTCTAGGTATGTTCTGAAGATTTGGTTCCTTAGAAGACAACCTTCCTGTTAAAGTGCCCCAATTACAATATGAGGTATGCATTATGGGGCTATCTACATATGGTTCCAGATATGTAGACTTCAATTTTTCTAACGCCCGATACTGACGTATATAGCCAGCTAGGGGGTCATCTACTTGAACTAAGGCTACTTCACTCCATGACTCCTTTCCTTTAGGAGTCATAATGGGGGAACGTATCCCACGTTCAGTTAAGACTTCCCCCACTTGCTGAGTACTATTGATGTTGAATTCCCTATCAGCTAAGTCATAAATCTTAGCTTCAACTTGTTCTCGTCGTTCTTCAATCCTCTCCATTGCATCTTTCACATACCCCAGGTCAATAGATACACCAGCACCCTCTATTTCATACAACACTTTAGTTAAATCAAATTCTAGATTCATCACCTCTTCTTGGTTTGTTTCTATAATCTTTTTAAAGGTTCTAACATAAAGCTTATGTGTCCAATATACATCTTGTTCACAATACGGCCCCAATAGTTCTGGTGGAGCCAATGAGAAGTCTTTATGCCACTTATTAGACCGTAACTCTTTCTTAGTATCCTTATCGTAAGCGGCAGAAGCTTCTCCATATATCCTCTGAATTGTGTGAGTTAACCCTAACTCTTTTACAGATGCTGGTTCAGTTAACCTCACCATAACCAATACATCAGCAAAGGTTACATGTTCAGGTGGTTGATATCCTGCTTTCTCCAAAAATCTAAGGTCAAATTTAATGTTATACCCAACTAACATATCTGTCATCTCTAGGCATCTCATCAATCTACGCTGCTGCATTGGGTCTAGATTATTGCCATTCTGATGCCTAAAAGGGAAATAGTATGTCTCATCCTTATGACCCAATCCTACACCACACAACTGATTACGCCCAAATGCATCTAAGCCGTTTGTTTCCACATCCACTACAAGGTGGCTGGTGTCATTATGGGCCAAATCTTTTTCAATTTGGCCCACGTACTCATTAAATTTAGATGTGGTATCAACTAGCATTAAAACAATTCGTCATCATCGTCGCTAGTAGCAGTAGACACACCAGCCATCGCTGGCATTTGAGCAGTCTGTCCACCATAACGAGACTTGAAGTATTCCTTTACTGTTGGCAAATCTGCAATCTTGGATGTTTCATCGCTAGGAATCTCTTCCTGTCTAGCGGTAGCCGCTAGTTGATAAGACGTATCAAACATCCCAGTTCCAGTACGTTTAATTCGCATCACGCCTTTGTTTAGACCGCCCCAATCGTTGTATATGTCAACCAATTGGTTCCATATATAGTCACTACGCCCAAAAGTAAGGGAAACTATACGGAAGTCATTTATGCTTTCCTTATACAGTTTCTTCCCACCTGGGCCTTGTACCACTTCCCAATCATCGTTTCGACGTTCATTATGGATGATTTCATGGACATATGCCCAAAATGCAAACTTATGAGAAGGCCGTTGATTATCAGGTACTCCACTCTTATCTACATCTTCATCATCTAGGAGGTTAATCCAACGGTTGCCAGAATTGTAAGTGTACATGTACAACTCGTCTAGATTAGAGTCTCCTTCTTCTCCTGTTGCTACTGAAGACAGGAAAGCTTGGTCACCATCTCTAAACCAGATTTCTCTGCCTGGAACTCCATTACTCCCACCTTGAGTCCTAGTTTCTCTTGCTTCTTGAATTCTTCCTATTCCACTCATATAATTCTCCTTCTTTTAAAAAAATGTTCTCATATTTATGATACTCGTTAACTCATCACTATTTCTTACATCTTGTACATCTTTATACTCCCTCGGCAATTTAATATAGCTTACCACAAAGCTTCTTGATAAGCAAGCCATAGCTTTTTGGAACCCAATTTGTCCTGCTTCATCGTTGTCCAAGCATAACACTAATTCTTCGGTTTGTAAACCCAAGGTTAGTTCTTCTTGAGCCTTAGATAAGGAAGCCCCTAAAAGAGCTACGCTAGAAAATCCGCATTGGTCTAACCACATAGTATCTAATGTACCCTCAGTAATACACACAAACGGAGTGTGGTCTGTAATTAAATGCTGTCCAAATAACACCCTTGATTTTTTTAACCCCTTAGAATATAAATATTTAGGGGTCATATATTGTCTACGTCTAACCCATCCCACTAAACGAGACACAGCATCTTGAATTGGGATGATTAAACTGTTCTCACTGTCTATTCCACAGCCCCATTTTTGAAGGGTGGGTTTATTGAACCCTCTATCAAATATCCATTCAGGAACATATCCTTCTTTAAACGGAAATTGTACTTCAGGCATCGTACTATCCTCAGCTATCAGCCCATCAAACATGTTCAGGTTAAAGACAGAGGTATTAGTTAAGACTTTCTGTGTTGCTTCCTCATAACTAATTCCTAAGTATTTCATTAAGAAGCCGTACAAGGTGCCTTGCCCACAGCCTGCAAAGCAAATCCATACTCCTTTCTCAGTGTTTATCGAACATGAATCAACAGTATCTTCATGGAAGGGGCACTGAAGAGTGAACTGGTCTTTATCAATAGGGACAATAATCCCTATATCTGCCAATACATTGGCCCACTCAGTCATTAGAAATCGTCTGGAGCTTCAGCAATATGTCCAGTATTAACTTGCCAATCTAAAATAGCTGTATTCAAAGGCATGACTCCATCTCTATACTTCTGAAAAGCTAGGAGTCTTTTCTCACTTTCATCTTCAATCATACACATAGACATAACTACATCAGATGCCCGTAACAGTGCATCCCCAAACGCTACTTGGTCTGCCATAGGGGGCATGAATATATCCGATGCTTCTTTAGTAGCTTGCGTAGAAACAAACATAGCGGTGTTTGTGGATAAACATATATTTTTTAACCCATAAAATAACATGTGTGTCTGTTCCCACATGGCTTTAAAGCTTCTACTAGAAGTAGTAATTAAATAAACACCATCAATAACTACAAAGTCTGGTACGTACTTCCGAATGAGGTTGTGAATGCTTTCTAAGGATATACTAGACTCTCCCTCAATATGGTCACACACTAACAAAGGCACGTTCTCTAGATTACGTAGAAATTCCTGATAAGACTCTTCATCAATAGGATTTCCATTTCTTAAATCTGTATGATAGAAGTTGTACCCCATCGCTTTGCCCATCACTACATCAGTTCTCATATTCATTTGAGCTACAGGCATCTCCGTGGAGATGAGAAGTGTTTTATGCCCACTCAATGCAGCTGTAACAGCAGCTTGGACACATACCCAAGACTTCCCTACTGATGGCCTAGCAAATAGGGATACCATTTCCCCTGGTAGCCATCCAACTCCTAACCTATTAACTGAGTGAAATGGCGTTGGGATGCCCATAATTCCATCCCCCATTTTACGTTTTTGAGTTCGTTGCTTCCACTCTTCATAACGATTATCAGCGTTAGTATTATAGTGTGCTACATCTTCATCATAAACAACCGCCACATCTTGAAGCCCATGATTTATATTCGCTAATGCGTGTTTAGGATTTTCAGATAGCAACTCTTTATTATCTTGAAAGACATTGATAACTTGTCTAAACAATACTTGGTTTTGAAATGTATCTAACGCATAGTCAAAATTCAAACTTTGAGCAGAGGGATTTAATGTAGGAAAGTTTTCACATAGAGTTTCGGGGGTTGGGACTTCTCCATAAGAGTCATAATGACTAGTAACAAATTTATAAGCATCCCCATGTTTAGCAAAATCTTTACTGCTATATTTAAACTGTCTAAATGCTAATCGGTCAGTGAGGCCAAAAATAATTCCAGATTCAACAAAATCAAAATTTTCCATTCTTTCTCCATCTTATTAAACTTTAGATATGACCCTGTTGGAATCTCCATAAACATATACATCTATACCATTATGTTTAATATCGTGGGCTTGGGCAAGGGCTTCTTCTAAGTTGGTGAATGTGCCCCATGTTTGGATGCCCTCAGTGGTTATATCTACACTAATAACTCTATACTCTTCCTGTGCCTTTGTCAACCCCTGTTTTCGCATCATCCCCCCACGCGCCATTCGTCTCCTCATGTAATGCCCCCCTAGTTAATTTTTCTCGTACTGTTTGCCGTATCTTATATGCTGGTTCACCTAAGTCTTCGGTAATTTCCTCCATAGTTAAACCTTCTAACCGTAAAGTAATGAAAGCCATTTCTAAATCGTCTAGTTCACATTCTTGTAAAAACTCTTTAAACTCAACATCAGTAGTAAAATCTATGGGATATGTCAAAGCCTCTAAAATTTCTGTAGATTGCATAAGCATTGTCGAAAAAGCTGACTATACATCATCCAAACTTTCAGTAGGAGGATT